GCCAAAATGATGTCATGTCCGAGATGGAACAACTGGTTAAGCGCGTCATGGAAGAAGCGAACAGAGAGACCGCGTAATGGCAATTAACATCCCGATCATTTCAGAGTTTGACGGCAAAGGGATAAAGAAGGCTATTGCCCAATTCAAGCAACTGGAAACAACATCCGAAAAAGCCCAGTTTGCAATTAAGAAAGCGGCGGTGCCGGCAGCTGCAGCGCTCGGCGGATTGGCGTTAGCGCTTGGTGACGCAACCAAGGCTGCAATGGAAGATCAGCAAGAGCAGGCGGCGTTAGCGCTTACTTTGCAAAATGTGACTGGCGCGGGTGCTGCACAGACCGCACAGATTGAAGATCAGATCAGCGCAATGTCTCGAGCGTCTGGCATTGCTGACACGGAATATCGCAAGTCATTAGAGGCTTTAGTGCGCGGTACAAAAGACGTTGATTTAGCCATGAAGGACATGAACCTGGTCATGGACATCAGCACCGCGCTCCAAATGGACAGCTCTACCGTGGCCGACGCGCTTGCCAAGGCATACCAGGGCAACTTTAAGGCGCTCCGATCATTAACCCCAGAGATGGCAACAATGATTAAAGAAGGCGCAAGCCTAAACGAAGTTATGGACGTGCTTGGTGGGACATTTGGCGGTGCTACAGCAACCAGCGCCGAAACCGCTGCTGGCAAAATGAAGATTCTTAAAAACTCGATCGGTGAAACCAAAGAATCAATTGGTGCAGCGTTGTTGCCCGTGCTCGAAGCCGTGTTGCCTGTACTTAACGAGTTTGCTGCATGGGCTCAAGATAACCCACAAGCATTCTTGGCTATCGCTGCCGCAATCGGTCTGGTCGCAGCTGCGATCGTCGCCACAAACATTGCCATGGCGCTCAACCCGTTTTCCCTGATTGCTGCAGGCGTAGCGTTATTAGTAGCCGCGTTAGTCGTGGCATACAACAAATTTGAGTGGTTTAGGACAGGCGTCAACGCAATCATTAACGGCATACTTGGCGCATTTGAGTCCGTAGTAAACGGTGCAATCATGATGGTCAACGGCATTATCCGCGCTTACAACGCCATACCAATTGCGCCAGACATCAAGACCATCCAGCACGTCAATTTGCCGTCGCTCGGTGGTGCAGCAACACAAGTCGCTGGACGCATGAACTTGCCGCGCATGGCTGACGGTGGCATTGTCAATTCCCCTACTCTTGCGTTAATTGGCGAGGCAGGCCCAGAGGCCGTAGTGCCGTTAGATCGCATGAATAGCGGCGGGGGAGTGACCATTAACGTGACTGGCGGGCTTTCCACTAGCGCCGAAATCGGTGAGTCAGTTGTTAACGCTTTGCGCGCCTATTCGCGTAGCGCTGGGCCGTTGCAGTTACAGGTGGCGTAATGCCAGGCGTAGCTGTAGTTGATTCAGGCAACTATGACCTGCAGATTGCAACAGGGTTTCAGGTTGACGCGTTTGTCCTTGATGACGCTTTAAAAGGCGTACTGAACAACACCGAGTATGTGCTGGACGGCACGACCGAGTTTGCCGATGTCATGGACTCAACTATCAGCATTAACGTGCGGCGCGGTCGCCGTGACGTCGGCGATCAGTTCAGCGCTGGCACAATGACATTCACTATTCAAGACGTGGACGGCATCTTTAACCCGTTTGACGAAAACAGCCCTTACTACGACACCGCCGAATCTAAGCCTGGGCTTGCCCCGTTGCGCCAAGTGCGGTTAATTCGCTACAGCTCAACGAATGTGCCCGAATCATTGTTTAGCGGTTATGTCGTTAACTACGACTACAACTTTGCGCTCGGCGGTCTTGATACCGTGACGGTGTATTGCGCTGATCAGTTTTACCTACTTGCACAAACATTTTTAGACGAACTAAACGTCACCGCCGAAACATCAGGCGAACGCATAGAAACAGTCTTAGACCTACCAGAAGTTGACTTCCCTGCAGGCTCTCGAAGCATCGCAACAGGCACCGTAAACCTCGGACACGCCGCCGCATACACCGTGCCGGCAGGAACAAACGTTTTGCAGTATCTAACGCAAATTAACGACACCGCCGAGTTTGGCCGTTTGTTTATGTCACGTTCTGGAGTGCTTACGTTCCAAAACCGTATTGGCAACACGCTTTCTGCATCGGTAGCCGACTTTCACGACGACGGAACCAATTTTAAATATGACGGCGTGGGCATCAGTTTTGAGGCTGACTCTGTAGTTAACAGATCGGTGCTTACAGCTCTTGATGGCAAAACCGCTACCGCAACCGATGCAGGGTCTATTGCCACATATTTTATTCAGACATCAAGCATCACAAACAGCCTGCTACACGAACAACCATCTATCAACGCCGCAGCTGCCTACCTGCTTAATCCAGAGCCAGAACCGCGCTACACATCCGTGGCAACTAAATATCTGATGCTGACCACAGCACAAAAAGACACCTTGGCAACCGTGGACATTGGCGACACGATCACCATTGAAAAGACATTTCCTAGCGGCGCCGGCACGACCCAGTTGGCTCAAGAGCTGTCAGTTGAGGGCATTGAGCACCGTCTGGATTTCAGCACAGGCCACAGCGTTCTTTACAGCACCGCGCCAACAACCATTGTTTATGAGTTGATCTTGGACGACGCGGTGTATGGCACACTCGACGCAGAGAATGTTTTAGGATAGGGGCACTATGGCTACACCATTTCCATTTGTTGCAGGGTCGGTGCTTGAGGCATCCGAACTTAACGCAATTACCGAATTACCAATAAACGCAAAAACAGCCAACCACACGCTGGTCGCTGCGGACGCAGGCGCTCGAGTCCAGATGACCGCAGCGGGGGCAACAACAATTACCGTTAACGCCTCGGTATTTACCGCTGGCCAGTCGGTCAACATTTACAACCTAGGTGCCGGCACATGCACGATCACCGCAGGCACAGCAACAGTCACCACATCGGGATCTTTAGCATTGGCACAATACGGGGGTGGCACGCTTCTTTTCACAAGTGCTAGTGCTGCTACTTTTTTTAGCGGTGGCGGTGCAACATACGGCACCGCAACAGGTGGCAGTTCGTCGAGCATTACCGTTGGCGGCATAAATTACACGTTGCTAACTTTTACTGCAACAGGCACTTTAACCGTAACAAAAGCCGGCTTATTTGATGTTGCAGTAATGGGCGGTGGTGGTGGTGGTGCAGGATCCAACGGCACAGTCGTTGGTGGCGGCGGCGGTGGCGGCGCACAATATGTAACTACAACGGTTTATATTGACGCAAACAAAACAATTACCATTGGCGGCGGCGGTGCGGGTGGCGGTTTAAGTACAGGTGGAACTAAAGGTACTTACAGCAACGCAAGCGAAGTGGTTTCTATTGGCGGCGGCGGCGGTTCGTTCAGTAGCGGCACTCAACAAGTCGGCGCAAGCGCAGGCGGAAGCACAGACGGAAGCACAGCAACAACCCCATTTTTTGGTGCAGGTGTTTACGGCAACAACGGCGGTACAAGTGTTGCCAGCAACGCAGGTGGCGGTGGCGGTGGTTTTACAGCCGTAGGCGCTAACGCTGTAACTGGTACTGGCGGCGCGGGCGGTGCAGGTTTTGACGCAGGCGCTTTCGTTTCAGGTTCAATTTTCAAGGTTGCAGGCGGCGGCGGTGGCGGACAAACCGCAGGCGGCGCAGGCGGTAGCGGTGTAGGTGGCGCGGGCCAAGGTACACCGGGCGGCGGAAACGGCGGTTCGGCAGCTGCAAATACTGCAAGCGGCGGCGGCGGTGCGCGTGGAAGCGGGGTTACAGGCGGTAACGGTGGTTCGGGAATTGTTTACATAAGGTTTAAGGTTTGACATGGCGCACTTTGCAAAAATAAACAATAACGAAGTAAGCGATGTAATTGTCGTGTCAAACGATGATTGCGATAATTTGCCATTTCCCGAAAGTGAGCCAGTAGGCCAAGCGTTTATTGCTTCATTAGGTATTGCTGGCGAATGGTTGCAAACGTCATATAGCGGTTCTTTTCGTAATTGCTACGCAGGGCCTACTTACACGTTTGACGAATCATTAGGCGAGTACGGCGAATTTGTACCGCCTATTTCCGTAGAGCCGTAATGTCATGGATACTCAAATTATGGTTGCTTGCGTCGGTGGGGGTTTCGCTGTATTGGTGGCACTCATTAGCAAAATCGGCAGCGACAACAAAAAAGACCACGGCGAAGTACACCGCACACTTGGCCGAATAGAAGAAAAGATTGATAACCATGTTGAAAATCACAAGTAAAGACAAAGCAATGTTTGCTAGTTATGCGCGCTCGGTCGTTGGCGCGCTTATCGCCGTTTACTCGACAGGCACCACAGACCCACGCGACTATGGCAAAGGTGCAATCGCCGCAATCATCCCACCATTGCTTCGCTGGGTTAACCCTAAAGACGCAGGCTTCGGGCGTGGCAACAGCGAAAGCTAACCCCAACGCAAGGCCATACACAGGCAACAGCGACGGCGCATCAGCAGGCCCCCGTGCCGGCATGAACGAATGGATTAAGCAAGCAATCGCAGCATCAAACAACGCAATCTGGAATAACGGGTCTTGGGGCGTGCGCGACATGCGCGGCAATCCTGGCTCATTGTCAGTTCATGCCACGGGCAGAGCGTGGGATGCCAGCTACCGAAAATCGGAAAGACACCCAAATGCAGGTCGCCTAAACGCTTGCTCCTTTATTGACGTTGTAGTTGCTAACGCAAACACGCTCGGCGTCGAGTGCATTCTTGACTATTTTCCTGCACCGTATGGTCGCGCATGGCGCTGCGATCGTCAGGCATGGAAGAAATACAGCAAGCCAACAATCCACGGCGCACCAGGTGGCGATTGGTTTCACATTGAGATCACACCACAGGCCGCCGACTCGGTGATCTTTGTTAAAGCCGCATTTTTAAAGGTTTTTGGGGAAATCCCACCTAAGGCTTGACCTATCCCCTAGGGTCGGAGTACCGACAAAAGGACAGGCAATGACTGACCCCCAGATATTTGATTACAGCGTCTATACAGGAGTGATGGACAACGGCCAAGAAATCTTGGTGCAGATATTTACCAGCCCAGAGTCGGGCAAGTTCCTAATGGGACAAATCGCATTCAAAACGCTCACCTCAAGTTGGGGTCAGCCCATACCTTTGGAGAAACGATGAACTACTTTGCAGAAAAAATCATAGGGCTAGTGCTTTGTACGGTATTTGGCTTTACGGTCGCTGTAGGGGCTCCTGACGCTTCTGGCAGCCCGTCTGGGACTATTGCCCTAGCCCCGTTTTTGATAGAGCCAAGCACTACCACGTCGAGCACGTTGTCCACGATTTACATTGACCCTTACAGCTCGGCTTGTGAGCAGTTCAGCGCGCTTGCCGTCAACCTTGGTTGGCCTGCCGATCAGCGCACCGTGCTCGAGTCAGTCATGTTCCGCGAATCGCGTTGCATACCAAACGCGGTCAACAGCAAAGACCCAAATGGCGGCTCGCGCGGATTAATGCAGATTAACGGATTCTGGACACCATGGCTGATTGATGCCGGCATTATCAGCGATGCAGAAAACTTGTTACAGGCTGATGTTAATTTGCGTGCAGCGTTAGCAATTTACAATTACGGCGTAAACCGTCACGGTTACGGCTGGGGGCCATGGAGTGCAACTAAATGAGTGAAGGTTGTGCATGGAACCAAGGCGAACTAACTGAAGAAACCCGAAAAATGGTATTGGAACAAACAATGACAACAAAACACGACATGGCAATCTTTGATCTGATCAACCAAATCGCTGACACAAGCACAAACCCACACGCAAGCATCATCCGCCGTTTGCGCGCAATGCAAAACTCGTTGTCATTAGAAGACCCAATGCCATTGCACGATGTGACTACACTCGACTTAGCAATCAAAGCACTACAAGCACATTCCTAGCCGACAAGGAGATTCCGACAATGAAAACCTGCACGATTTGCAAAGAACAAATTGCCTACCCAGAAATAACAGGCAAGACACACTTCGTCTGTGATGGCCGTGTGCCGGCACGAAAAAATGCTCCGTTTATTCAGGGCATGTTGGCATCACAATCATCTGCTGATGCGCGCTGGACACGATTACAACAAAACGAGGTGGACGCTGCCATTGTGCAGGTTGCGCGGACTAAAGGCTTCTTTACATCTGACGACATTTGGAAGCACCTGGGCGATCAGTTCCCAGTCACTAAGGGCATCGCAGGACGGCTAAACGCAGCTGCACGTCGTGGCATTATCCGCAACACAGGCGAACTGGCATACGCCCAGCGCGGTGGCGCGCATGACCATGCACAACGTCTAAGCGTCTGGGCAGGCATCTAATGGGCTTTGACCTAAGCAACTACGAGACAGTCGAGCAACGGCTAGTCAGGTTTTGGGCTGCATACCCGAACGGTCGCGTTTACACGTCAATGATGAACTACACAGGCGACGCTTGCGTGTTCTATTGCGAACTCTACGCAGACAAGTTTGACAAAGTGCCAGTATCAACAGGCTACGCGGAAGAAGTCAAAAGCGACCGCGGCGTCAATGCCACATCGTTTGTAGAGAACTGTGAGACCAGCGCAATTGGTCGCGCAATTGCCAACTGCCCATTACAAGCGCCTGCTAGTGGCCCTAGACCGTCACGCAATGAGATGCAAAAAGTCGAGCGCCTAACAACATCATCACAACCGCAAACGCACACACCCTCTGGCGCATTTGCTACACCTAAACAAATCGGCTACATCAAAAAGTTGGCTAAAGATGCAGCTCTTGACGATCTTGGTTTATTGGAATTAATCCAGCGCGAACTAAACAGCGATGAAGCCGTGTTAGAGCTGTTGAAATCACACGAAGCAAGCAGAATCATTGAGGTACTGAAATGACATTGGAAGAACTGATTACGAACATTGAGCGCTTACAGACCGTTTACAACTCAATGGTTGACCCAGAGCAACACGAAGCAAGACAATACGTGCGTTGGGCTATCAAGCATCTTGCAGACAAGACTTATATGGCATCGTTGTAGTGAAGTTAGACCCCAAGATCAGCGAAGCCGACTTTAAGGACATGGTGATCAGCATTGCCAAGCGTTACGGCTGGTTAGTGCATCATGATCTGCCGGCACAGAACACTCGAGGACGCTGGATGACCAACGTGCAAGGCGATGTTGGTTTCCCTGATCTGTTCATGGTGCACCCATTCCAAGGCGGTCGGCCGTTGGTCATTGAGTTAAAGGCAGAGAAGGGCAAGTTGACGCCTGGGCAAAAGATTTGGTTAAACGCTTGCGAGATGGCTGGATGTCATGCAGCGGTATGGAAGCCCAGCGACATGGAGTATATTCTCTACACCTTGAGCAATCCCAAAGCATAAACAATCGGCTAGTAGCACGACCTAAGCCATTCGCACGGCAGTTGGTGACACACGGAAACGTGGGTAGATCGGCGCGCCTTTAATCATGCAAGACGAAATGAGCAAGGCAAAGCGCCGAGGCGAGTCGTAAACATAATCGACTGAATGCAATTGGGTACCAGGATGGGCAATCTGGTGGGTGGAGCATTCACACATCTCTTGACCTGCAGATGACATACAGTTAACAAACAAAGAAAGCACCGACATGAACTTGACAACAAACACAACCCATCAAAACCGAGGACAAGGCGCGAAAGCGCCGCGTCAGCGCAAGCGAAGCGCGCGAGCATGACACGCAAACTAACCGAACACGACACAACGGTTTACAAACAAGCACGTGCAGAACTACTACGCGACCAACCGTTATGTCATTGGTGCAAACGCAACACCGCAACAGAACTAGACCACTTAGTTGAATCAGACAAAGGTGGCACAATTGAGGATGGCTACGTCGCAGCATGTAAACCATGCAACAGCGCAAGAGGCGCAACGTATCGGAATCGCAAACTCGCAAACGCAAAACAAAATCGGGAAAAAGCAATAAACGATTTTTTATACAGCTCCGAGATGCC